TCTTTTAAGAATGATATTTTCCACAAATCACAGAATATAATTGCAGTTCCTCCGCTCTTTAATTTCTTATAATATTCGCCTACAAACTGGTCCATTATTTCCATAGTGAATTCGCTGTCCCATTTTCCGTAATCTGTTTTTACACAATACTTTTTTCCATAAATAGTGCCATATTTTATATATTTATCTTTTCCTACATCATCTGTAATATTATTGTCTGCCTTGTATATTTGCCATTCTTCTTCTGTCTTTACTTCCGTAATGTCATTTTCTTCATTGTATTTAACAGTATTATAATGGTCGTTCATTCCGCTATTCTGAGAAATAATATAGGGCGGGTCCGTCAATATTAAATCGATTGAATTATTATCAATCGTTTTTAAATAGGATAATCCATCCGTGTTTTTAATGTCTATGCCATTTGTTTTTGGGGCATCTTTATTTTGTATAAGTTTAATTAATTCTGATTTACTTGTTGACTTAGATACTTTTATCCCGTGAGTTTCGCATAATTTTAAAAGTTCTGGTTTTTTTAAGGCGTCCATTTTGTATTATTATTATTATTAAATAATTAAATCAATTTTATGCGTATTATGTCATATAATTAGATTTGTGTATATTATATGACATTAGAATTAAAGAAGTTTGATATGAAACGAATTACATTCTTAAAAGAAGAAAATAAGGGGCCAGTCGTTGTTCTTATTGGTCGTCGTGATACTGGTAAAAGTTATTTAGTAAGAGACATTTTATATCATCACCGCGATATACCTATTTGCACTGTTATTTCGGGAACAGAAGCGGGCAACGGATTTTATTCCGCGCACGTCCCTAAATTATTTATTCACGACGAATACAGCACTGGCATTATTGAAAACATTTTAAAACGACAAAAGACGGTGATTAAAGAAGTGAATAAACAATTACAACTCTATAAAACCTGTAAAATTGACCCTAGAACACTTGTTATTTTAGACGATTGTCTTTATGATAATACTTGGTCGAGAGATAAAATGATGCGCTTACTATTTATGAACGGGCGGCATTGGAAAGTATTTTTAATTATTACGATGCAATATCCGCTTGGTATCCCGCCTACCTTACGCACCAATATTGATTATGTATTTATTTTGCGCGAACCTTATATTGCGAATCGTAAACGTATTTATGAGAACTATGCCGGAATGTTTCCTACATTCGAATCCTTTTGCCAAGTTATGGACCAGTGCACCGAAAATTATGAATGTTTAGTCATTGATAACAATGTTAAATCTAACAAATTAAGTGACCAGATATTTTGGTATAAAGCAAACTCGGACATACGACACGATTTTAAACTTGGGTCTAAAGAGTTTTGGGAAATGTCAAAGTCGATGGGGGATGATGAAGAAGATGCGCCCTATAATCCAGAACAATACAGAAAAACAGTTCAAAAAATTAATGTTAAAAAGACGAAATGGTAAAGGAACAAATGGTAAAACGAAGTAAACGTAAACGTAATTAAATCCATAGGTCATAATCAAAATCATCTTCATTAGGCCAACCAGTTACAGCATAACCATCTACATAGTAGGTATGACTTCCACTTAGAACCAAGTTATATAATTGTGTTTCAGGTGCCATTTCATATGTATCTAAAAATGTAACTTCACGAGCGCCGTCAATTGTCTTCAACTTGATGCCTAGTTCCATTTGCTGAACGCGTCCAGAGTTTAGACCCGATAAAAATCGCTGGTAAGGGACCATATTTTCATCCAATACCTCGTGAGATTTACCATATGTATCTGACATTACAATAGCGGGTTTGACTGCATAAAACTTCTTATCGGGTGAGATATGCGGATGGTGTGATGATGTATGATGGTCGTTGTTAATATTCGTCATTGTATTGTTTCCAAGTAAGGGACGATGGAGAGCAATTACTTGATTGTATTCACCGAATGCTCCTAAAACCATATCGCCAACTCGGACATCTTCGATTGCCTTTATAGACCCATCCGCCATTGTTACGAGTGCATCGTGAAAGAAGCAAGGTGCTACAGAACCAGAAATGTTGGGGCATCCACTTACGTGCGCATATACAACAATATCTGACATAGTATCATTTGAATAATAGTATCCACTTGTTGGTGTAAGTAGTTCAAATGTTTGCGGTGATATACCAGGTTGACTAATACGATAAACTGTTCCGTTGGGATCCCAAGTAAGTGTATAACGATGACTATAAGATGAATACCCTCCAATCGGGGTGTCATCGCCTGTAAGGTTTACATTTGTAATACTTGTAATATTACACACGTGATTTACTTTACAACACGCATACGCCTTTCTATCATTCGCAAATCCACTGCGTCTCTTACTCATTATATAATATAGTTTTATTTTTATAACATCTTTTTAAATTGAGCGCGGGTCATTCCTATGCCCATTGCTCGGTATGCTTCTTCAAAATTATTAGGACTAATCGCATTTGTTTGTGGAGACCTTGCTTTTTGTGTTACGTTATTTTGCAATTTTACGTTATTTGTCAATTTTACGTTATTTGTCAATTTTACGTTACTTGGCAATTTTTGTTTTTTAGTTTTATTCTTTTTTGGTTTATTAACGGGTGGTTTAGGTTCATTTGCAGGTTTCGCCTTATTTTTACCTTTAGTCGCAGTCTTCTTCATATATTTATATATTTATTTTATAGTTATAAATATATGGAAGAATGTGTTCGTAGAAATGAAGAAGAAGGAAAAGAAATAAACCCAGTTACTTGTAATTTTGTTAAAAAATGTAAACCAGGTGAATTTAGAAATGAACTAGGTCGATGCACTAAAAGAAAATCAAAAACCAACACACAAAATAAAACCAATTCTCCATCCTTTGAACCTTTTGTATACACAAAGCCATTAACAGAAAAAAAAAGAGTTACCTATAATAATAAAACACCACAAACAATTACACGACCACCGGGTAATTTGAATCTAGGTCGGTCTGGTCGCGTAACAAAATCCGCAAAATTATATGCTAATCATCCATTAAATACTAGAACTACGATTGGAAGAGAAACACGAAACTCGTTAAACTTAGAACGTAGTAAAAGAGGTAAAACAGCGAAAAATGAGAAACCTGAAATTCTTGCAGAATTAGAACAAGAATTGGGAGAACTAGATGAAGGAAATATGCGGCCCTTACAGGTGAGAAAACGAGCAGAACTTAAAAAGAAACGATTAGATGCATTAGCCGAATTAGGAACTCCGTTAAATTTAACAAAAAAACGCAAAACTAAACCAAAAAAAAAGACACCTGAACAACCAAATACCGAACTTTAAAAATATAAAGATTATATAGTATATTGTATTAATGAAGGTTGGATTACTTATACCGTGCACCTCTAAAGGACGTCCTTGGACTACTATAAAACAAACCTATTTTTATAATTTAACCTTTAAAACATTTTTAATCAATCAAGACAAAGAACACGAATACCATTTTTATTTAGGAGTAGATAACGATGACCCCGTATTTAATAATACTGCTGAACAAAATGTAATTCGTAATTTTACGAATATATTTAAAAATATTCATATACACTTTGTTGTTCTAAATGTTCAAAAAGGGTTTTTGACTAAAATGTGGAATGAATTATACAAAATGGCATATAATGAGGGGTGCGAATATTTTTATCAGTGCGGCGATGATATTCATTTCCATACTGCGGGTTGGGTGAATGACAGCATTAATACATTGCAACTCACAAATGGTGTCGGACTAACTGGACCGATTAATAATAATAATAGAATATTGACGCAAGCGTTTGTATCGCGTAAACATATGGAGATTTTCGGTTATTTTTTTCCAGAAAATATTCTTAATTGGGGATGCGATGATTGGTATAATCACGTGTATCAACCGAACCATTTTTTTCCATTAAAGAATCATTTTTGTAGTAATGAAGGCGGTGAACCTCGTTATTTGATTGATGGAAAAAGAAATTTCAGGGCGAATTATTCTGTTAATGTGGCGGAATTAAGAAAGCGAACTATGGAGCAAGCAATACGCGATAGAGTTAAAATAGCGAACTTTATACATTAATAAAATTGAATACAATATAATATTATATGAACAATTAAAATGGATTCTGTATTGCCAATCGCTATAATGACTGGGTTGCCTGAATATGGAGGACGAGCTAATATAGACAATGTAAATATAAATGATGTAATTACTTACAGTGTTAAAGGATATTGGATATTTTCAGTTGTTGTTGGAACAACGCCAACTATGATACAAGTAGTCGATTTATTTTGTGAAAATACGATTGACGGAGTCAATTTATATATAAATAAAATACAAAATTCTACTACAAAATGTTTATTAAGTTCGTCGCGAAGAATATTTAAAGTTAGAAATATAAATATATTGTAAAAATATGTTAGAGATTGAATAATTTATTTTTTATGTTTTTTCTTTTTTTTTGGAGTTTCAATTGTTGGACTATTCATCAAATGGTTTTCATTTTTTAAATCCAAAAAAAACGGCGGGTTATGGCGTAATTTTCTTTCTATTTCCGAAGTATCTGTTGTAATTATAGATAGGGTGTTATCATTAGCGTTTGATTCATATATAGTAAAAAGTTGCCTAGGACTAACAGTTTTATCAAGTTCTTCTATTTTTATCTCTGGAACAATGACTGTGTTTTCAACGACTGGTTCTTCAATCACTGGTTCTTCAACTGGAACAATGACTGATTCTTCGACTGGTTCATCAACTGGTTCTTCAACTGGTGTTTCAATCACTGGTTCAATCACTGGTTCAATGACTGGTTCTTCAACTGGTTCTTCGACTGGAACAATCACTGGTGTTTCAATCACTGGTTCTTCGACTGGAACAATCACTGGTTCAATCACTGGTTCTTCGACTGGAACAATCACTGGTTCAATCACTGGTTCAATCACTGGTTTTTCAATTGGGTTTTCAATTGGTTCATCTACTGGTTTTTCAATTGGTTCATCTACTGGTTTTTCAATTGGTTCTTCCACTGGAACAACTACATTTTCAGGAATTGCTTCATTATCTGGACCCTCGATAATTGGTTCCAATGACTCATCTCTATCAATTATAATAGTGTTATTCCTCAAATCCGATAATCGCATATATTGTTCATTTTCTTCATTCATACACGTCTCGCAATATATAGCCTCTTTTTTCGAACACCGTTTACATATTTTTGTCATTATTATAGATTTCTTTTCTTTAATCGGTTGTGAAAAATTGATATCATTATCTAATTGTTCGTGTATACAAATCAATTTATTATTTAAATTAGAGAGAAAGGAAAGATGATACGTATGATACGCTGATAAATATTTCTTATATAAGTTTACATTATTTACAATAATATTATTATGATATTCTAAATTGTGTATATAATTGTCAATATTTATTCCGCTTGATAATTTTGTCTGATGTGATTTAATTTCATCCTCGTTTTGTTGTATTATTTTATTAATATATTCGATTAATCGTATGATGTCTTGGTGTATATCATTTATCGTATCAAAATCATACACTTTATAAGGTTCTAAATCTTTGTATATCGGATATTTTGTATTTTTTAATATCATCTCTGACTTCTCTGTTTTAAAGTTTAATTTAAAAAAATTGTATATGATTATGAATAATTTATAGTAATCGCAATATATTCTATTATCTATATAATTATATAACTTATTTGTAGTATCATAATCATAATCCAATAATTTTATTTGAAAATAAAATGAATCCAAATACTCGCACTTTCGGTTTGCATCTATATATGTTTTGTATTGTGTTTTAATTTCAACGTGTTTTTCTGTTAGCACCTTAAATGTATTTTTTATAAATACACGTATAGATTTTATCTCTTCAAATTTTTTCTCAATCGTCATTTTATATATGAATAATATTTTATCTTGTATATAATATGACAGACAAACTAAATAACTGGACGTCAGAACACGAGGAGGTTCTTGCGGAATGGGCTGATAAATCGATGTGTTATAAATGGTTGCATATGAGAAGTAATGAAAAATACTCACGCTTGCATAATCTATATACGATTCCCGTTATTATTATGAGCACGCTTACTGGAACTGCCAATTTTGCCCAAAATAAAATACCTATTGGTTTTAGAGGTTACGCGACTATGATTATAGGTGGCATTAATATTTTCGCTGGCATTGTGACAACCATTCAACAGTTTTTAAAAATTAATGAATTGAATGAGGGGCACCGTGTTGCGTGCATTTCTTGGGACAAATTTTACAGAAGAATTAAGGTTGAATTATCGAAGAGTCCATTAGAGAGACACCCCGTGAATGAATTCTTTTTATCTGCGACTGAGGAATACGACCGCCTTATGGAGTCGAGTCCTATGATTGATACCGTTATTATTGAAAAGTTTAATCAAAAATTCAATAATAAATATGATAGTCTTAAAAATAAAAAGACTCTTGAACCGTCGCGGGACCACGTAAAGGAATTCACCAAACCCGAAATATGCGACTC